GTTTCCCTAGTATTTGTAGGAACGCCCATAGCGTTTTCCCTCCTTAGTTAAATGTCTATAAAATCCTCTAAAAGCGCAGACGCATCATCAAGATGGCCTGTGCCCCGAAGACGTTTCATTTGTTCAGCACGTTGTGACTTCTCAGCATCTCTATTGTCTGTTCCACGGCCAGAACGTATCACACGGGGTTTATTCTTCACCTTCTTCTTGACAACTTCTGGAGAGGATGCCTTGTCGTACTTCATGGCTTTGTAAAGCGTTAAGAAGTTACGATGGTCTACAAGCCCTCGTATCTCTTCCGGGCTGTAGCCCTCAGAAATAGCGTAGGCTTTGATTTCTTCTCCAATAGCTCTCCTCTGTGAAGCCTTCCCCCAGTCTGGTAATATCTCCACAAGTTTACCCTGCTCTTCCTGTACCATCCTTGCATGGGTAGCCTGTTGTTCTTGCGCCGCTTGGGCCTGATGACCCTGATATTGCCGTATTTGTTCTTGGGCTTCTCTGTATTCATCACGCTTGGTAATGAACTCAAGAGGGTTATCCTCCTTCAGTTGATCCCAGTTTATGTTGGCAAATTGGTCAAGCTGACCTATGGAACTTTGCACAGCAGATTCTAAAGAATTTATATAGTGCTGTCTTTCTGCCTGAATCCGCGCTACTTCGGAACCCCATTGTTCTTGGAGTGTTTCCATTTCGCGCCGTTGTTGAGACAGTTCTTGGGTTTTTTTAGTATAATCTGATTGCCGCGAATATCCCTTTAGGAGTTCGTCAAGGGGTATTGTATGCTCTTCACCATTTACGGTGACTGCGTACAAATCCTCCACTTCCTCCTCGCTTTCATCAGTGTCCTCAGAGCCAACATCTTCTTCCTCCTCGGACTCCCCTTCCAATGATTCGTCTTCCTCTTCGGGTTGAGACTCTTCAACTTCAGTAGGCTCGGCTTCCTCCTCCTGTGGCTTTTCCTCTTCAGGGTCCAGTAGGCTGAGTAACGCCTCTTGTGCTTCAGTTACGCTCCCCCCTAATGCGGGGATTGGTTCTGTAGCAGGATGCGGGGCTTCTTGCGTATCCGCCATTTTCTAATTCTCCTATAAGTAAGGGTGTTGCTTGTCTAATACTTCGGCCATGTGTCCTGTCTCTACAATGGACCTTATATGGCCGTGTATCCTTTCTAGCAGCCTTATTGCTAACCAGATGGATTCTCTCGCATCTATGTCGTGGGAACCGCTATGCTCCCACTCGCTCAATAATTCTTTTCTTAATGCTTCAAATGACTCCACAAACAGCGGGTCATTCATCAGGGCTTTAGCCCTGCGTTCTCTTTCGTCAGGTGTCATGTATCTCCTAAAGCTACGGCCCTATTTTGTTCTCGCTCAAGACTCAGTTCCTGTACCTTCAGTTGTGCATCTACTGCGTCCTTCTGGTACTCCTGCTGAATCTTCTGCATCTTCACCTGAACATCAGCAGCCTTTATTTCAAGTTCCTTCTGTTTAAGCTGCATATCCATCTGAGCCATTTGTTCCTCTGGAGATGGCCCTTCTTCTTGAGGTGCTTGTTCAGGGTCAGTTAGGAAGTCCTGTACATTCTGGAAGCCCATGTTCTTTAATAGAGCGGCCCCCATGTTGTACATATTCTTCTCACTGACTATCTTCAGCCCTCCCTTCATGGCTTCTCCGGCAAACTGAAGCATGGAGGTGAGGTGCATAAGCTGTTGGTCCTTATTTCCGTGTCCAAGGCCAACGGCTACGGTACAGTCCATCTTGTCTCTCCACATGTCTGGGCGTACCGGAACCCATTCATTTCTCAACTTAACAACTCTTTCCTTGTCCTGATTCTTCTGGAGGAGTTCGTAAATGCAAAGCATTAAGTCCTTAACTCCTGTCTCTGCAAAGTTTCTGGCAATGAGTTCTACTCTGGACTGAGCAGCAGTCATTACAGAATTAACAGCAGTAGCAGTAGTATGAGAAGTAAGGGCATTATCGTTGAGTCCTTGAGAGTATTTGTTTACACCTGCGCGAGACTCTCGTATCCCATCAATGTATTCAAGCATCTGGAAGGAATAGGGTTCCAAGGAAGGTGTGGCTAGTGGGGTAATAGCATTTGGAGACTTAACTCTGACCACTCCGCCCGGTCTTTGGGTCAGGAGGTCATCAAGATTTGCCTGTCCTTCCAGAACCGCATATCGGCCAAAGTTCTGGTTGTACATGTTATCCATGAGATTTCGTAACAATGTACTCTTGATTAACTGTAAGTCCATAACAAGGTCTGCAACCGAAAGGCCAAAGAACTTGTGCGGAATTTTTACTGGGGTGATTGATACAAATGGAATCCGATCTATCTCTTCGTTAGCAAGGACAAGTGAACCCACGGTACAGACCTTCCTTAATTCTGTAATACCATCCCCATTGTAGTCTGTCCTGATGTAAGATTCGTGCAGCCAATAAGTCCTTAACCCGTCTTCTCCATAGGTATCATCTCCGCCCCATCCTTCCCAGTATTTGGCAGATTTGTCAAACATGTACCTTTCCAGTCTTTCCCCTGAGAAGGTTGCCATGTCATCCCCACCACCTTTCATATCCTCTACATCTAGGTTTTTATCAGGGTACATCTCGCGTAACTCAGAGAGAGTCTTTATCACTCGGTGACATACGAAACGAGAATCTTCAATAGTTTTTGATTCCCTAGATATCAGGAACTCACTGGGGGGAATAGACTCTACTGCAATACGACCCTTGCTCAAGTCCCTGCTGATAACTACATGATGGCCTTCTGCGTACTCCTCTCCGTAATCCTCATATGTTTCGCCCGGAGCCGTATGCTCTATGACTTCTACCAGAGGGTCATTAACCAGAACAGCTAGTTCATCATCAGTAAGGTTCGAGTATTCCTCTCGATTGTGTTCATTAGTCTCATCCCACCAGACCTTTAGAATTCCATTTTTAGACAGAAGAGCATCTGTAAACCATGAATAGAGAATCTCCCATCCATTGTTATCCTTCTGAAATACATAGTTTACGTAATCAGTAGCCTGTTTAGCCGCTTCTACATCTTCGGGTCCATGTGGTTCAAAAACAACCATGTTATCCCCGGAGGCAAATATCCGCATCAAAGAGGGCTTTATCCACTCTATAGTGTCTGCAACAGTTGTATCTACAAACTGAGAACGACCATCAACCTCATTACCAAAGGGAAGACCATAGTAATACTGCATGGCCTTTTCGCGCTGTTGGGATATAGTATCTCCCAAATAGCCCAAAGAATCGGTTATTTCTCCCCGAATTCTTGTGACCAGTTCTTCTTCTGTAATTTTAGATGATGCCATAATTCTGATATTCTAAATCCTTTGTCCATTGTGGGTCGTTACCAGATACGCCAAAGCGCATAGCCATAAGTGCATATCTTGTAGCCGACATAAGATCATCCCTTAAAGGAACAATCTTCCCCTCTTTTCTGTGGTACATTCGGAACTCTTCAAACCATTCTCCTAAAGTGGAGAACACCTTCAACTGCCCGTTCTCCATTTTCTGGAGAATATCCATAATTCCGACCTCTATAGAGTTGCCACCCTTCTTCTCCCCTAAAGCAGGGGGGTTTTCAAAATGAAAAGGGAGCATATTACAACCTAAATTGCGGTACTGTTCCGCTAGACCAGGATTACCCATAGAATCTCGTCTATTGCCGTCATGGGGCCAACTAACGGGGATAAAATTGGGCCTGTTGCGTATAATCTGGGCATGAACAGCAGGCGGAGCCTTTGCCTGCCTGTAACAGTCGTAAACATAGTACACATCCTCTTCCCGGTCCCATGCAGCCCATACGCAGGCCGTAGGATGGTCAAAACCAAAGTCAATCCCGCATATACGGGGCCAATGATCCTGTATTTCGATGGGATCAGTGATTACCTTCTCCTCTGGGACTGGAAATACAAGCCCAGAGCCTATAGAGGGTCTTCCATACCTCCTCATTTCCCTTTCGTGCGGGGCATAAGAGGAGATAATCTGCTCCATGACCGCTTCATTCAGGTGTCCGGGGTTACCATTCATGGACATAACTCTCTCAGAAGCATCATCCCATGTAGCGTTGTCCAGAGACTGGCCCGGCTTTATGTTGTTCATAAAGGAGGCTACAGTTTCTGTCATCCCCTGCTCCGGCGTAAAGGTCATATATACCATGCCCTTACGGTCCAGA